TAGCTCAGCTGGATAGAGCGTCGCCCTCCGGAGGCGAAGGTCTCAGGTTCGAATCCTGACGGGCGGGCCATTATTTTCAAAGGCTTGCGTGAAAACGCAGGCCTTTTTTATTTGGCTGTGGCCAAATTGTGTCCATGGTGTTGTAAACGCGCGCCGGATTTGGCCCAATGTTGCGGAGGATTTGGCACCGAAAAAAGCAAGAAAATGCCGCCCTAACGATCCTGCAACCGCCTCTCCCGCTCCTCCCACTCAGCAACCCGCCTCTGCCAGAACCCTCGGCATTCGCCCTTAATCAAGTGCGCCCGCCACGACTGCAGCGTGTCCCGGGCGCGGGATTTGCTGATATGGCCTTTGGCCAGGCTGCTTTGCAGGCCTCGCATCCGGCGGCGGATTCGCCGGCGGGTTTGGCCTTTCACGCAGGCCCCGAAGCTCCAGATCAGGTATCCGACGTAGGTAACGCCTTCGGCCTCCCGGATGTTGACCTTACCGGCGCGCAAGCCCAGCTTGTGCAGCTCCATTTCGATGGCTCTTTGCCACTGGCGCAGCTGCTCTTTATCAGCGCTCAGGACCATGATGTCGTCCATGTAGCGCATATAGTGGGTGATGCCTCCTTTGCGCTTGGCTGCCTGGTCCACTTCGTTCAGCGTCAGGTTGCCGACCCATTGGCTGGGCAGGTTGCCAGTGGCGATTCCGATACCAGGTTCGCCGGAGTGCATGCTTTCTATGATGTTGTCCAGCACCTTTAGCGTGAGCGGACAGGCGATCCGGCGGCGAATCACTCGCTTTGCTACGTCGTGAGGGATGCTTCGAAAGAACCCGGCCACGTCAATGTGTAGTGCGTAGGCTGTTTCGCCGCGCCGGCGGTAATACCTCATCCAGCTTTGCAGGCGGTGTATGGCCTGGTAAACGCCTCGACCCCGGACGCAGGCGAAGGTGTCCGGAATCAGGGCGTTGGTCCATATCGGCTCGCACACGCGGCAGATGGCCTGCATCACAACTCTGTCTCGGTAGGGTGCAGCGGATATCTCGCGGCGCTTTGGGTCGTAGACCAGGAAGTGTCTGTAGTCGCCAATCTCGTACATGCCCCAGAGCAATTCGTTCTGAATCGCGCCCAGGCTTGCCCATAGATCAGACTCAAACTCCAGCACTTCGCGGTTTCGGGATTTACCGCGCCGACACAATTTGTGGGCGGCTACCAGGTTGTTCCAGTCCGCCACTTCTTCAATCAGGTTTTTGGCTTTCCTGCCCATTACAGCTCCAAAATGGATAGGGAGCGAGCCCGGGGCTTTCGGCAGACCTATTCGCGCCGGGTCGCTAATTCACGGTTTGGTTTCTCTGGGAGAGACCCGGACCAAGGGGCTGACCCCCTTCAGGGGTTCTAGGTAGTGCCGAACTTTCGACACTCTCTCTATGTGTGGGGTGTCACTGACGCCACGAACACCAACATTGCCGTTCGAGTTCCACGGATTGTTGTTCCAGTTCACGCACTCGGCGCCGTCACGGTCGCCGTTGTCGAAGTTGCCTCCGCCGATGGCGCTGCGCCTAAACCCCCTTGGCCCGTTTTCTTTGGTCGATCCTGTCGCGCCAGGCTCCGACCATGGCCTCAATCTGGTACAGCGAGCCGCCAAAATCCCTGTCGTCTTCAGGGTTCGGCTCGCGCATCACGCTGCCAGCCACTTTCGGGCGAATCAGTTCCTTTTTCGCCTCTACTGATATCCGGAATTTCACTTTCCGGATGTGCTCCTGCAGTCGGTAGACCTTGCTCGGCTGACCAGAGGCCGCAGCTTCTATGATCAGCTCTGCCAGCTCCATCAACCGCTCTTCGAGCATGGCGCCGGCCCTGTGCCGGTAACTCCTGGGCATTCGCTGTATCGGCCCGGCCATTTCCATGACCAGGTCCTCAGCTCGATTCAAAAGCTCCAGCCCGCCCTGCCGGGCGGCCCTATCACGCGCCACGGGGCAGGGGGCCACTGACGCCACGAACACCAACACTGCCGTACGAGCCCCACGGATCGTTGTTCCAGTACACGCACTCGGCGCCGCCACGGCCGCCGCTGTCGAAGTTGCCTCCGCCGATGGCGCTGCGCCAGTTATCGTGGTAGACCTCACCACGCGGGTGGCTGGAATCAATGCCGGTGTTGACTACGGATCGATCCCAGTTAAACGCTGTGCCTGTGTTGTACTCGGTGGATAGGTAGTCCCAGAGGTTGCCGACGGCATCCACTATGTTGAACTGGCTGACGGCCTTGGCGACTGCGCCGGTGGTAGTCGGCCCGGGGTTGCTAGTGGCGCTCCAGGCGGTGTCGTTGTTGGTGTCGCTGCCCTGGGGCGCGCCCTGGGCGTAACAACGAAGCAGCTGCACATCCGGGGCGTACATGCCTGCGTTTTGCAGCAGGTTCGGGAAATCCTTCCGGGCATAAATGTCGTCTTTGATTGGCGTTGCGCCGTATCGACTGACAGGGACAACACCGGCGCCGGTACCGGAGCCTTCGGATAGCAGGTAGATGGAGATCCACCGGCCGTCAGGCATTTCGGCAAAGCCGCTCGGGTCGCACACTGGGCGGTGGTGCAGATCCCACACGCTGTTCGGCACGATGCCTACGGCTGGCACATACGATGCGTTATAGCGCTCCGAAAACGGGCGGACCCGGCCAACGTGGAAGCCGCCGATTTTGCGGGTGTTGTCTGCGGTATAGCCGTCCGGGAAGGTGGTATTTTTGCTGGCGATCAGGTCGGCAACGCCGGTTGCGGACTGGGCTGCATAGATGCAGATGTCGTCGCCCAGGCCGAGAGATGAGAAGGTGCCGTCGTTGTTGGTCAGGGGGTTCCAGTTGGCCACAGCCTGAAGCAAATAGCCGCGACCATTACCCCCAATGTTGATCATGCCTTCCGGCACATTAACTGTATCGCCATCGCCTTTTGCTATCTGCCCCAGCAAAGACGCAAATCCTGCAGCCATCGCAGGCATACTTATTCGTTCGCCGCTTTCCATATTATTGAGACTCCAGGGTTGCCATCAATTGATCCACGTCGTCCAACGTTAGGCCGAGCCGATAAAGCTTGGCGCTCGGGTTATGCACCAGAGCCAGCTGGCGGCGATCGCCCTCCTCGCCGGTAAGAACGAGATAGTCAGGATAATCTCCATCAGGTTCCTCATTGGCGCCCAGCACTCGGTCAAACTCATAATACTGAGTACCGTCTTTGAGCCCCTGCAGGTAATCGAGCGCCTTGTCGATGTTTTGCTGGGTAGCCCACTTACTACCCAGAAATGCTAACAAGTGGTCGATATCCTGTCGGGTGTTAATCACTTTCGGATAACCATGCATCAGATCTTCTCCAACATTGGAATTCCATTCTTTACGATCATTCGGTATTCATCCTCAGGCACTGCATCATCGACATAGCGCAGTACCGACTTAGACACCAGGCCTGAATCCTGGTGATCCGGAACCCGACCAGCATCCACCACCAACCGGCGCAGGCTCTCGGTAACCATGTGAAACCAGTACGCACCCGGCAGCGTTGCTGCAATCCCCTGATCCGGGTTGCCGTCTGTGGGGTAACCCGCGCTCGGGGTTGCCGGCGGCTGCGGGGCATTTTCTATTGCGTTGCGCTGATAGACTCTATCAACCATCAGTCATTCTCTCCGTATGCAAATAAAACAAGGGTGTGAGCCGGCTTCAGGCGGCTTATGACGCACTCCAGCCGGTCGTTGCCCCATGTCGCCAGGGGCTCGCTGACGGTGCTCTTTGTGGTGAAAACATTCACGGTTTGTTCGGGCGCGCGGACGGTCCAGGTCCAGCGCCATTCCAGGCCGTAGACAGGCTTATCTACGGTGTCCGCCACGGTGAACGGGGTGTAGTCCTCCACGGTGATGTCATAGCCCAGGTCTGCCGCTAAGCCTTCAAAGTACTTCCGGCTGGCACCACCGGTACCGGTGAGCACGCGCAGCAGTGCGGCTCGGCGTTCGGCTATGGTTTGCTCGCGCTTCACGCAGGGGTCCGGCAGGCCGGCCACGCGCTCCCAATCGGGCAGAAGTTCATAGGCGGTGCCGGGGTCAGCCTCTTCCAGGAGCAGATCCGCGCGGGCGTCTACCCGCTGGAACAGGCCGGCGCGGGCATAGGTCAGCTTTTGCCAGTTGGCGTCCGGTGCCTGCGGCAGCGCCCGGCCTGGCGGTGCCAGCATGTTCATCAGGTCGCGGTATTGCTCACGGCTCAGAGCCATGTCGGCGCCCCCAGTACAGGAATCTGGTTAATTGCGTGCTCCACGTTGTCGGCGGGCATCACCAGTTCGTGGCGGCTTTCGCCGGCGGCCACGTAGATCACCCCTGAAAGCTGCTCTCTATATAGAGTGCCACCAGGCTTCGCCACATCGGTCAGAAAGTCCTTGAGTGCGGCGGTTACGCGGTCGCGCGCTTCCTGGGTGTCGGGCGTTAGACGGATCTGCGGATCTAACGGCGCCGGCGTTGGTTTGACGACATAGAAGCCCCTGGCGGTTACCGGGCGCTCTTCGTCAATATGTTCTTCAACCGCTTGAATCACGGCATCCGTAGGGATGATGTCGTCCAGCTCGTCACACACCAGGCGTAGGGTTACTTCACCGATATCGGGCTGACGCGGGTACACCCACACGCGGGTGATGTCGGGGTGAGCTTCCTCAGCCCAGGTGATGTAATCGTCTTCGTTGCCGCCATGTGGTGGGCGGCGGATGCGGCGAAGCACGCGGGCTCTGTAGCGTTCAAGGTCTTCCTTGTCCGCACCGCCGGTAAGCCCTTCGCTGCCCAGGACGGCCTCACCGTCTACGCCGTCAGCAGGCTCCACGAATTGCAGCTTTTCGCCCGCGCCCAGATTGCCCGGCGCCCCGGCTTCCTCGGCTGTCACCTGCAGGGTTGCTACGCCCTGGGCGTCCAGGGTTACGGTTTCGTCCACGATGTAGACAGCACCGGTGCTATGCTCCAACTCAGCGCCCTGCAGCACCTGCGCCCCGGCAGTACCGGTCACAGGCACGGGGCCAGTGGCCTTAAAGGCACCATCGCGTACCACTTGCCAGATGCCGCCCCAGCGCTCCAGCCATTCCTCATCGGCTGTATCGATCATGAGCTGCTTTGCAAGCCAGGCCAGGTATCCATAGAGGCCGTGGGCTACACCGGCGTCCACATCGGCGACCACGCGCAGCAGCGAGCGGCGCAGTTCCGGGCGGGCCTCTGGCCGGCGGGCGCGGATATCGGCGCGTACGCCTTCCGCCAGTTCAGTTAATGTTGGTGACTGCCAGGGCATTACTACCTCCACACATATTGAAATTGTTCGGCCAGGCGGGGGCCATCGCCGCGAATCACCACCACGCGGATCTGCAGCGTGTCGTTAGAGACTGTGGTAGCGCTCACCTCCAAGGATTCAGCCACCTTGTCTTCCAGCAGCCATTCCAGGGACTCGCGGGCGTAGGTTTCTGCCCGGTCACGCACGCTAGCCAGATCTTTCTCACGGCCCAGCAGCCACAGGCGGGAACCGAACTGATCGTCTTGCCGATCGGCCAGGGCGTCTGCCCACCAGCCCCGGCGGTCGGTGCCGCCGCCCGGCAGCTCGTCATCCGGCAGGGCCCGGCGATCGCTCAGCAGTGACAGCGCCACGGCCGTGCGCATGCCTTCGTCACTCTGCAGGTCTCCGCCTTCGTTCAGGGCCACGTCCAGCTCACCGCCAATCACATCCAGAAGCACGTCCATCAGCTCATCTCCTGGTTAGGGGTGTTGGTCGGGCCGCCGTTGTCGTTTTCATCATGGTTATGGCCGTTGTAGGTGCTGCGCATGCTGCTCATGGTGCCCACGCCGTCCTGTACTCCGCCGCCGGCTGACACGTTCATGGTGGCGGTGATGCTCTTGAGTACTTTCAGGTTTCCGGTGCAGGTGGTTTCCGGGGTGTCCAGGGTGACCGATGTACTGGCAAACACCTTTACGCGCGGGGCTGTCACCTCCACCGCGTTGCCGGCCTTCAGCCGCACAATTCGGCCGCGATTGAAAACCAGCTCGTCGCCTTCATCGGTGTACAAACACACTTCGCCCTCAGCCAGGCCTTTACGACGGTGCCGGCGGTCACTGGCCACAAGAGCCACCAGGTGGCCACGCACACCGCCTATGGCCGCCGCTATGGTCTCCGCACCTTGCAATGGACGAGCGGTGAAGCCGTACGGCTCCATGTGTTCCACATTGCGGGTCTCGCCCTTCAGCAGCTTCACCTGCAGGCGCTGGAGGCCGCCGGCGGAATCGCTCAGGGTGACAACACCCCGGCTAATCAGCAGACGCATCCGGCGCCAGATTGGTGACAGCAGCTTGTAAGCTTCGCGACGATTCACCAGGCGTCCTCCTCTTGCTCGGGCTCCGGCTGGGCCTGCAGATCAAAACTGCTTGGCGGGGCTACACGAATCTCCGCGCGCTCGCCTTGCTCATCCAGGATCAGCTGCACTTCAGTGATCAGCCATTCCACGCCATCCAGTTCCAGCCATGGGTCATACACCGGTACCAGGTAGCCCGGCCGCCATACGCCTTCGGCATGCCGCCAGCCGGCCACGGTGTAGGTCACGCCCCGGGATTCACCCCAACGGCGGCGCACTTCCCATTCAGCGCGCTGCTTGCAAGAACTGCGGTCCACGCCGGTATCACACAGCACCAGCGTGGGACGGTACCGGCCAACAGCCTTATCTCTGGCGCGGCCTTCGGGCTCGCTGGCTGTTTCGCCCCACACGTCGTCGCTGGCCACGCTCTGGCCCTGTACGATCACGTCACTGAAGCGGTCCCGATCGCTGAAACGGCCACTGGCCCGGCGGATGTTTTCACCCAGCACCAGGGCGGTAGACAGACGGCCACGGGGCGGGCGGGTGATCACCAAGCGGCCCTGAGCATCGGCCACCAGGATCAGGGCGCGGTAACTGGCGATCTGCGCCAGCGCCTCGCCGTAGGTCTGGCCGGGCTCTATTTCCAGGTTGCGGATTGGTGCGCCCACATCCACTTCGGCCACCACCTCTACACCGAACGGCCGGGCCAGCTGGCGGGCCACCTGCAGCACGGTTCGGGATGTCTCGATTGGCTGGGCGGTACCGGAACAATCCACCAGGTCTGCGGTTTTCGAGCGGCCGCTGACCACCAGTTCATGGCTCTTCGCGTCATACGACGGCAACACATCGTCAATGTGGCCGGTAATCACGCGCTCGCCATCAATCTCCAGCGTTGTTGCCTGGCTGGTACGCAGAGGGCGGCGTTTTGGCTGGTCAGCCCATTTCTCGGTAACGCTCAACTCAAAGGTGTCTGCCATTTGCTGCAGCCCCAGGCGAACGGTCGCGGTCTTCCAGCCGCCGTGGCGCTGGCCATCGGTGCGCAGAATCAGTTCACTCACTCAGCACCTCCAGCTCTGCGCCACCTGGTACCGCGCCGGGATGGCGTACGCGGTTACGGGTGACGATTTCATCGGCGCGGTTGGCATCGCCATACAGCCGTTGAGCAATAACCAGGGCGGGCATGGCCCGTCGGGTCTCGTACACGGTCAGCTCTGGCAGCGCGGCGCCGCGCTTGCGCAGGTCATCCACCACGGCCGCGCGCAACAACACCAAGCGCTGGACGGTATCGGGGTTCAGCGTTGCGGATGTCTCCAGCGGTTCGGTCAGGCCCTGGTGAATCTTTTCCAGGGCGTCCTGGGCATCCTGCCGGGTGTCGTAGTTCCACTGGGCAGACGCCTTGGCCGCTGCCACGGCTGAGCCTCTGCGGATCAAGTTGACTGCGGCGGTCTGTGCCTGGGCCTGCTGCCGGGCATCGGCCGGCGCTGCTGCGGATTCAGACTCTGTTTCACCCGCATCAAACAGGGCCTCGTAGCCGCGTAACGCTCGCATTGGCTCCTGGAGCTGGTTGGCAATGCCGCTGATGGTGTCTATGAGGGCGCCGGCCAGATCACCTGGCGTGCGGATTACCCTTGCAATCTTGCCGGTTACGTCGCTGACCACGCCCTCGGCATCCTGCAGCGCATCCAGAATGGTTTTCTCCACCTCGGCCACGCGATCGGCCGCAAGATCCAGAACGTTGTAATCCTCTTCAAAATCCTCTTTAAGAGCGGTTTCCGCCTCGGCGGCCCGAGCCTCCACTATCTTCTGGGTGTCGGCCACCGTGCGGGGATAGCGGGGCTTGTCATCCGCCCGCAGCACGGTCATGTTCACCCGGGCCATGCCGCCTTCCCGGGTAGTTTCGGTGATACGGGGTTCGCCAATCACCACCACTTTGTGGGTGCCGTAGTAGCTGTGGCGCATCTCAAACGCGCCCGGAAGGTCCAGGGCATCCGTCAGGCGGGTGCGCTCTACGTCGTAGTCATCGCCGATCAGGTAGCCGGTGATCTGCCATTCCCGCGCCGCCAGGCCCAGATCTTCGGCGTAGGCCTCATCACGCATCGGGTATTCGTGCACCTGCACACGGCGGCCGGCTGAAATAGAACCGCGCTCCAGGTGCAATACAATGCCCCGGAATTCGGCGGTACCGTCTCCGATTCGATCTCTCCAGCTCATTGGGCTATGCTCCTGCAGAAGATGGAGGGAAAGTCATGTTGAAATTCGTTCGTGTGCCGCTGGCAATCGCCGGCCTTTTTTCGGCCCTGCTGGCATTCTCCCCGGTCGCCTTCCCCGGAAGCGCCGCACAGGAAGAAAACCCAGGGGCGGTCAACGTTGACCAGGGCGAGGTCTCCAAATACCGGGATCTGGCCGGAGAATTGGGGCTCCAGTACGGGCGCGATTACAGTTACCGGGAATGGAGGCTGGACGTTCTCAAGCAGTTCCAGTTCGATATCCCCGAGGTTGGCGACTGTGGCACCTGGGCTGAGCCAAAGGATTGCGAACAGCAAGCAGGCACCGGCGGAGTTGAGTACATCTACTGCTCTCACGGCCGTGACAACGTTGGTCTTTGCGACCAGCGCGGCGCGGGCCCGCACATAGAAACTGTGTACCTGACCGAGAAAGACGTAACACTGGTGACCGAGCTTAGAACCGATGAACCGGCCACCCGCGTTAAGATCCTGAAGATTGAAGAGGGCCGGCACCCTCAGTTGCACCAGAGCTGAAATCACGGCCACAACCCCCATGATCCTGAATCCACATCCAGATCAGGCCCGCCCGGGCCTTTTTCTGGGGTGGCACCTCTAACGCGCCCCTCCTGATCAATCTGAATTCTAACGGTGCTCTCACGCTGCTCATTGAAGCGCACCGCTCTCTGGGCTTCGTCGTTGCCGAAGAACGCCAGCGTTTTTGCCACACTCTCGCCAATGGCTTCGCCGATCTCCCGGCCGGTCTGAGTGCCCAGCGGGCCTTTATCGGTCAACAAGCTTTCGTTGAGCAGTGTGCCCACGCCGTAGCCAGCGGCGCCGGCGCCACCAACGGCAAGGCCGGCTGTACCCAGTGCGCCCAATCCGGCGGCGGGAATCATCCGAACAGATGGGGCGCGGCGCGCCACCTGCCAATTGCTAAGACGGTTTACCCGGTGCCTTGGAACACTCGGGCGACCACCACGGCGGCCGCCGGCACCGCCAGTGCCACCGGGACCACCTCCCCAGTTGGTCACGTAAACCGGCACCGGTGCCATGCTGCCCACGGCACCGCCAAGCCCGCCAGCCACACCGCCAGTGGTGCGGCCACGCATCAAAGAGCGGCCACCACGGCCCAGATCACCGGCCAGCTTGCCCACTGAGCGCAAGGCGTACAGGCCCGCAAGGCTCGCAGCGGCTTTACCACCGAACGAAAGCCAGGCGTCAACCGTTTCCTGGTCCAGGCTGTTCAGCGCATCGGCCAGGCCCTGGATGTAGTCGGTGAGGTTTTCATCTGCGAACGATTCCCACGCCCCAGCCAGGCTGCGCATTGCACCGGCGGCGGTGTCGGCTGCCCGGGCGGAATCGTTAATGGTGGTGTTGCCGTTGCCCTGGACTTGCAGAAACTTATCGAGGCTCTCAACCCCACCTGTCCGGTTGTATTCGCCCAGGGCGGCATTAAAGGCCCGCATTGCTTCGGCGTCGAACACTCCGGACAGCAGAGACCCGCGACCATCAACGGCCTCGACAATCTCCACCATCAGCTCGTTAATCGGACGCAACACCTGGCGCCCTTTCTCCAGCTCTTCCGGGTCGTACAGACGTATGCCGTTCTTACGCAGCTGCTTGATCTTGTCCGCCTGCTGGAATGTCCGCAGCAAGGCTTCAAACGCGGTTGCGGCCTGCTCAGAGCTGCCGGTACCCTGGCGAATTACCTGCAGGGCTGCGCCCATCTCGCGGATAGCCTGCGGCCCTTCCCGGCCAACGGCGGTGTATGCGGTAACCACTCGCGGGCCCAGGGATGCCAGATTCTGCAGCGTGAATGCGCCTTCTTTGCCCTGCTGGTTCAGCGTGTCGATCGTTTCCAGCACCTGGTCCATGGACCGGATATCCATCTTCTGGAATTCGGCCAGGATCTCCCCGATGTTGGAACCCTCAGCACCGGTAGCACTGATGGCCAGGCCGATGTTGCGGATGTTCTGCCGGGCAAACTCCAGATCACCGGTTTTCTCCACGATTGATTCAATGGCGCTGGTGATCTGGGACGGGTCTACGCGGATCTCCGCTTCCCGGGCGGTGTCGAAGATCTGCCGGCGCAGCTCGTCCATCTGCTCGGCACTCTGGTTTGACTGGATACCCAGGCGGGTAAAGCGCTCTTCCAGCGCGGTGAGTGAACGGATGGTTTGCACGCCAGCGGCACCGGTGGCCAGGGCGGTCCAGCGGTTGCCCACCCGGTCCAGAGTGCGGCCAAGGCCGCCGGTCACACGCTGCAGGCGATTCATGTGCCGGCTGCCGTTGGTGGACAGCTGGCGCATGGAGCCTTCATAACGCCTGGCGTTTTGCTCCAGGTTGCCCCGCAGGTTCATGACCACACTGGCGCGCAATTCACTCATTCTTCGGGTTCCTTACGGGTTTGGTGGATGTAGCGGTAGAGTTGCCGGATGGTGAAGCCGCGTTGCTCGGCTTCGCTCCACCCGGTGTGTGTGGCGACGCGCCAAATGGCTTTAGTCAGCGTCCGGGCGGCCGCCTTCGTCTCGCCCCCGCTTCACCAGCTCCTCCTGCACCTGGTTAATGCTGCCGGCGCTGAGGTTGCCGGTTTTCTGCAACAGCAAATTCAGGTCTTCCGGGTCCAGCTTGCGCAGCAGCTTTTCATCCAGCGGGCCGCTGATATCGCCGATGGTGACGATCTGCCGGCGCAGCACTTCCATGCTGCTGCGTGATGGGCTGGAGATCAGCATGGGCTCAAAGCCGCCGTCTGGCGCGGGCACCATCATCAGGCGCTCGGAGGCCTCCTGGGCGTCCAGAATGTCGCCGGCGGTGGGCTCGCGCAGCACCACTTCCTTGTGGGTGTCCTCGCCGATGGCCAGGCCGTGGATTAGCGTGATGGTTACTCGGGCTTTGGACATTAGATGCGCTCCACTCCAAAGGCGCCCCAGTTCAGGCGCACGTTGCCGTTCCCGCTGCTCAGCTCGACGGTGTCCGTTACGAATGCACGGCGCAGCATGTAGGTATCGCCGGTGTCGGTCTCAAAGAGAACCGTTGCACCGGTGATCTTGCCCAGGGCTATCAGGTCCGTCTTGGCGGTGTGGCGCACGGTGGTAGAAAGCGCGGGAGCTTCCGGGCTCTCTTGGAACCCCTGCACCCCGCGCGGACCCATTACAGACTGACGACTCACTCCCCCGACATTCAGGGTTGCGTCAACGTCGGCAAGCAGCTCCTCGCCATCCACTCTTACTGTGGCCTTGCCGGTAATTTGACCTTCGCTCATGATGTTTTAGTCTCCTGCGTTTAAGGTGTGACCGTTACTGCCGGAACTGGGTCTGCATCGCGTGGGTGCGGTACTGACCAACCAGCTTCGGCGAGTCGATCATATTCAGGCGCTTGGGGTTGTCCGGGTCGATGTTGGCGGACAGGCTTTTCTTGTAGCCTGCGTAGTCTTGGGCCCAGCCGGCCTGGATAAAGTCCTCATAGAGGTCCAGCATTTCCGACTCGCCCACCTTCGGAGTCATGATTTTCTGGCCTGCACCAAACAGCGCGGCGTCCGCGTCCTCTGCCAACTTATGGCGCGGATACTTTGAGAGAATGCGGCTGATCTGCTCGTATCGGATGCGTTCCAGGGTTTCGGGTACCTGGATGTCCAGGTAGGCGTCACTGGCAATGCCGGCGTCATTTTGCTGGAACGTGGTAATTTCACGCTCGATCCGCACGGCGCCATCATCGGCCACGGTGAATGTGGCGATGCCATCAAATAGCAGCAGGTTGCGCTCTGAGTTGATCCACGCCTTGGAGGTGCGCGGGCCAATCAGGCCGGGCAATTCCAGGTACTGAAGCGGGCGGGCCGGGTCGTTGGTCAGCGAGCCGGCAGCAACAATGGCGTAGGTTGCAGCCCACAACCAGGTGGGGCTGGCCGCGTGGTTGGTACCCATCACGGTCAGGTGCGGGCTGTTGTGGCCGCCACCGAAATCACCGGTTTCCGAATGGGTGCCCCGGAACGCGCCAAACGCACGGCCACCCTGCTGCACCATCGGCCCATAGCGGCGGTCCAGCTCATCCTTGAGTTCGCCCAGGTTGGCGGTGTCGTTGTAGGGGCACGCAATGTAGTGGTACCACTGGTCACCCATTACATCGATGGCCTCGGCCAGATCGGGATTGGCTGCGCCATTGGCCATAGCCTGGAACGTGACGGAAATGCCGCTTGGCGCCTCTTCGTCCTGGCGGTTCAGGTCCAGGTCGATATCGTTGCCAGTTTCGCCTTTCCAGCGGCAAGTCAGATCCACTTTGGCCGGCTCGGTACCATTCACCACCGCCGTTACCGGCAGGCGGTCATTAGCGTTGACGGCATCCACAATGGACTGGGCTACGTCTGAGGCCTGGTCAGTGGCAGCAACGCCCACCCGCACGCGGTAACCGGCAATGTATAGCGCCAGAGTGCCGGGAACCGTGGCGGTACCGGACACAGTGATGCTGCCACTTGCGGCCGCAGCAGCTGGGTCGTCATCCAGGGGGATGGCCATGGTTTCCATGTAGGGGTCAACGGCCAGTGCTGCGCGCAGCATCTCGGCAATCATGGAGCCACGGCCGTAGTAGCGCTCGGCCTGCTCTGGGCTGGTTACGCGGTCCAGCTCCAGGGCCTGCTTTGAGCCATTTTCATTACGCTGGCCCAGAACCAGCAGGCGGGTTTGCCACACGCCGCTATTGGCCAGGCGATCATCAAATTCAATGAACACGCCCGGCAGGCGCAGGGCGCTGGGGATGTTGTTAAAAACACCGGCGGTAATCATCGCTTACTCCTCAGCCTGGGTGTTGGTGGATTTTGCGGCGGGTTTGGCACTCGCTTCCTTCGGCGGCCTCGCCTCCACCAGGTCGCCATCACGCATGCGGCGGCGGATGTACTTGTTGGGCTCTACCCAGGCACCAGCTGCCGGAATGGGTTTGCCGTTTTCCCGGCGCACCTGCAGCACACCTTCGGCGGGCTTTTTGGGGTTACGCTGGCGCGGCTGTACGTAAATCGGTTTGCGGGCCACGGATTATTCCTCCTGGTTCAGCTCTGCCCGGCTTTGCAGCTCGGGATCGTTGTCGCCACCCACCTGGTGGGTGCCGGTATAAAGCTCAAAATCGTTCAGGGTGTTGGCGTCGAGCGGTGGCTTGAAGTGCAGCGGCAGGCGGTAGGCAATGCCGTAAATCACCACCCCTTCCTTGTCGAAGCGCTCTGAATACAGGTTGTCGATGCTGTCCAGCTCCAGAGTGCCAATGCCTTCCACTTTCAGGGCGTGGACGGCTGGGGCTACGCGCTCGACCAGCTCATAGGCACCCACCTGGCGGTCATTGCCCCGGCGGCGTTCACGTTCGCCACTGGCGTGGGACGTCACCACGTACACCACGTAACGCCCACCAACGGCGGCCTGATTGGTGGTGTTCGACGGGCTCTTGCCGCCACCCCAAGCCACATAAACACCTGGTGTTTTGCGCAGGGCCGCGCGCAAGGTTGCTTCGCTCCAGCGGCCGGGCAGGTCTTCCACGGTTTTCACGTGGGCGCCAAGAACCAGCTTGCAGCGCTCAATGATTGCGTCTTCCACTTCGGCCAGCATCAGAAGCCACCTCCACCGAACACGCGGCGGCCGGCGTCAAACTGCACATCACCCACCAACGACTCGGCATGCACCCGGGCGCCCAGCTTTACGTCACCCCTGGAGACCGAGCGCAGAAACTTCACGGCATCCTCGTAGCGCTTGCGCACCTGTTCGGTGGCGCGGTCGTCGTACAGGCGGTACCGGGCGATGTCTGCGCAGTAGGCGGTGACGATCAGCGGCACCGGGTCCATCGGTACCGGGTAGCCAGCAGCAGAGATAAAGCCGTCCATTTCTCCACTGGCATCTTCAATCGCCCGGTCTACCACCGCCTGATCCACTGCCAGGCCGGTCTCGTCGTGGGCCAGATCCAGCAGCTCGTCTTCACCAAACCGCTTAACCAGGTCATCCAGGGTGCAGTACATTGCCGGTTACTCCTCGGGTTCTGCCGGGTAGGTGATCTCTTCCACGTCCAGCGCCGGGTCTTCCTTGATGGCCTTCACCTGGTCCTTGCTGAGGGATTCCAGGTCAACGCCCATGCCTTCGCGGCTGAAGCGGATACCAGCACGGCGGCGGCTGCCTACACGTCGCTTGGTGCGTACCCACAGGGCCGGTTTTTCATTGGCCGGCTTGGCCTCATCATCCTTGAGGCCCTCCTGATCGCCGGAGTTGTCGCCCTGGTCTTCGCCCGGCTTGTCGTTTTCAGCCGGTGCGGCGTTGTCCTTGCCCGCCTCACCAGGTGCGTTGTCTTGCTCCTGCTGGTTCTCCGCGTCTTTGGGCTCGGCCGGGGTTGCCTGGCTGGCATTCCCGGCGGTTGAATTCTGTTCGGCCTTTTTGGCCTCGGCGGCGGCCTTGGTGCTGGCTGCGGCCTTGTTCTTTGCGGTGCTGTTGCTTGCTGCCATGATCGGTCTCCTGAAAAACCCGCCCCACGCGGGAGCGGGTTTTCTAACGCTTCATCGTTCGCCTAACGCCTTAGCTGCTCGGCAGCCAGGGGTTAAGGATCAGCTTGGATGTGTTGGCCCACTGGTTGGTCTCGCCGCCGGTGGTCAGGGTGTTCTGCAACACCTTGCGGGCCGGGCCTTCCAGATTGCTGGGCACCATTGTGTGGCTGTGACGCAGGGCCAGCGGGCGGCCGTAGTCGCCTTTCAGCTCCTGCAGGCGCTTGCGGGCTGCCTCGTAGTTGGCCGCCGTGAAGTCCTGCTTGGAGCGGACTACCAGCTGCCACAGGCCGGGGCCTGCGTTGGTGCGGGCGTCCACGCCGAACAGAAACTGGTCCTTCATGAACACTTCCGCGTCGTTCAGGTTGGTGATTGAACGGAAGTTGTAATCCCGGCGCTTCTGCAGCATGCACGGCTTGATGGCACGAGTAGCGTCCATCACGTACCAAGCCGGGCCGGTGCCGCCCATGTCGTTGCTGACAGACGTCTCTTTGCCGTCTTCATCCAGCACGGCATGATCTGCATCAAACAGCGGCTGGCCGTCGTAGCATTCGGGGTTGCCAATCAGCACTTCCACCGCCAGCTCGTTCGGGTGCTCGCGGGAGCTGCGCCCGAATTCCTGGAATACCGGGGCGTAAAGGCCGTAGGTGTCGTCTTCGATGTTGTCGCGCGGTACGCCTTCGGTCAGCTCGAACTTGCGGTTCTTGATGCTGAATTCCGCGCCTTCCAGGGAGTGGACCACCCGATCGCCAATCCACTCACGCATGCGCGGCAGGCTTTTCAGAAACGGGTAAACCTCTACGGCGGTGGTACTGGGCACCACCGTGCAGAAAATCTCGAATAGAGCGGCGTCACCCCCCAGGGAAGACATGCCCTCCTGGAAGTTCATCTTGTAGGCCTGGAACAGGGCCTGAAGGCTTGCGTTGTTCAAATCCATCGGATTACTCCTGATTAGTTAGTGGCAACGCCGTTGGTGGGGTCGATGTTCACCCACACACCGGAGTCGTCCACGGTGTCGACAATGCCGGCCGGTGAACGTGTGCTGGTGGCGCTGGTGAGGGCGACGGTCTGGTCATCGACGATGTAACAGACCTTGCCGGCATCAGCGGCGGTGATCTCATCGGCGCCCGCACTGTTGTCAAAGCGGAAGTTGCCGCGAGAAACGGCCGCCAGCTTTTCGCCATCGGCGCCTTCGGTGTTGTCCACGTGCTCGTCAAACCGGCCCAGGGCAACAAGCCCGGTGGCGGTGGTGCCCGGCTTGGCGAAGCCGTCCGCTGCCATTACGGCGATGGTGCCGGCATAGCACCGCACGCCGCCTTTCACGCTATGGCCACGCACGCCGCCGGCGCGGTGGGGGGTGTTTCGGTTTTTAGTGGCCGCTGCCATTAGAGTTTCCTCCCGTTATCCGTTAGGGGTCGCTGATCAGGCCTGAGCGGCCAGATTCTTGCGGTAGGTTTCAGGGTCCAGCCCCATGTTTTTGCAGACGGCCAGCTGCTCTTCCGTCAGCTGGTTGTCGCCGTCGCCCTTGGGCGGCTTGCGGCCATCCACCTGGGTGGTGCCTTTCAGGGCCGCGATGCCCGGCGCGTCTTTCAGGTGCGCTTTGAGGGCCGCAACGCCCTGACCACGGAGCCAATCGGCATGGGCCTTGCCGGCAATGCGGCCGTCTTTCAGGCCGGCGTCAATGAGTTCATCCAGCTCTTTGGTTTCGCCACCCTGTTTCAGAGCAGCTACCTGCTGGTTGACTTCGTCGTACACCGCACGGGGTACGTACTGGCTCATGTCTGGCTGGGCAGCTTTCGCCTTGCTCTTGAGCGCGGCTACTGCTTCGGTGGGCTTGTCGTTGTCGCCCAGCTCCAGGGCCTGGCGGATTTCGTCGGTCTGGCCGGCCTTGGATTTGAGGGCGGCCAGTTCCTGGTTGATCTGCTCATCGGTGGCGTCGGCCTTCAGGCCCAGCGCCGCAATCAGTTGTTCACGGTTCACGGAGTATTCCTCCTTTTCAGCGTTGATTGCCATGCGCGCGGCCGCCAGTTCGGTGATGGCGCCGTCGTCTATGGCGGGCGTGTTGGTGAGTGCGAGGTGCAACAGATCCAGCACGGCGCCGGTGGTGGCGTCGTACGGGAACACGGGGGAGAGGTAGCGCATTTCCGGCGGCTCACCATTGGGGCCCGGCGTGATTGCCTCCTTGGCCTTGGCGGTCCACCTCACGTGGCCGTAGAGGCCATCGCTGCGCCACTCCAGTGAGCGTGGGTCTACCCAACCACTGGCCGGAGCCGGTTTGCCGTTAACCTCAGACAGCAGAATCTGGTGCTCGTAATCAACGGCAATGTCTGTGCTGCGGCTGGAGGCCTTGCGGATCACTTCCTGGGCGTGGGCTTCGTCCAGGTACCACGGGCCTTTTCCAGACATGGAGCCCCGTGGCGCGTTGAACTGGCCGGAGGGGATCAGCCGGGTCTTGTCGTCGGTCAGCCGGACTTCCAGGGCACACACCGCAATGGGTGGGCGCTTGCCCTGGCTGCAGACTGCTATGGTCGGGTACTTCGATGCGTGTCGTTTCATGGGGCCAGATTGCCGGGCCCGGCGATGGTGAGGGATATAAAGCGTTTTGGGAGTTTTTGGGGGTCTGGCGGGGGTGTTGCGTGCGTGAGGGTTCGGGCTGAGAGTTCAGATTGCCCGTTGCAGGAAATCTAACGCGGGTCTAACGTGGGTTACGTTGTTCTGTGGTGCGCTGGCCCCGGTTCGGAATCTTCGGGGTGCTGTAGCGCTTCTGAGGCCGCCGGCTAATTATCGTTGAGCGGTTCGCCCATGTAGTCCAGCAGAGTGTTCACTGCGTTGGCTTCATCGTCGCTGGAAAGGCCCAGCCATTCCCGGGACGGTATGCCTCGCTCAGGATCGCCAAAGTGCTGGGTAGCGCCGTACTTGCTATCGGTGCCGTACTCCAACTGATCATCGTCCGCCTGGTAGCGCTGAGTGTCTCGCAGATAGGTATTCAATACCAGTATCTCATCCTTGCGGCGCTTCTTGCGCTTGCGGTACTCCTCGCTCAGCGGTTCCCAAGGTTCACCGCTCGGGCTTTCCTGGCGGTCGAAGCGCTCCCGGTGGCTGACCAGCAAATCCTCACCAATGGCCTCAAACGCGGGGCGGACGTTGCCGCCGCGATCGGCCAGGGCCTGCAGGGCTCGCTCCAGCCGGTCGGTCTCGATACGCCATTGCAGATTCACGCCGGCCATCAGTCGCCCTCTCCCCGGCGGTACAGGCGCACTCCCTGACGCAGACGGTCAAGCCCGGCCGCGCGTTCGTCCGTCCTGGTAATACCGGCCCAGCCATCGCGGCCCCATTCAACGATGGCCACGGCCGTGCCCTCATCACCAGGTAATGCAAACCGGGCCAGGTAACGCCGGCGCAGCACGGGGCGCTTGCCATCGCCTGGCAGTTCAGCGGCTACCCAGATCTCGTCTGGATCGCGCAGGGCGTTGGCCAGCACGCCCATGTAGCGGCCTTCGGTACCGGCGGGCAGCTGCCAGCTGTCATCCGCTGCCAGGAACAGGGCGTCACTGATCGGCAGGGGCTCACCCACCGGATCTTCAAAGCGCATCATCTGGCCGTCACGACGAGCACCGAATACGCCCAGGAAACGGTCCACGGCCGCGGTGGTGTTCTCTGGTGATCTGGGCAGGCCGTAGGAAAATTCCCGGGGATCGGGCATGGGGTCACTGGCCGGCCGGCGCGGGAATGGGCCGGTGGCGCCTCGCAGCGGGCCTTCCATCTGGGGTGGAGTTACGCCCCGCACACGACCGGCGCCGGGGCGGTGTTCAAAGCCGGGGTCTATGCCCTTGGGTACGCGCACGGTGCGGGGGCTGGGGCCGTTGGCACCCACCACCTTATCCTCGTATTCGATATCGGGGCCCCGGTCCAGCACGGTGTAGCCCCGGCGCTCGGCTTCCTTCTGGCTGATCATGTATTTCTTGCAGGTGCAGCCCCAGCCGTTCTTTGGGGTCCACCGCTGCCACCAGGCGTCGTCAAGAGGTACCACCATGCCATCGTTCGCCAGGTGTTCCGGGCGCGGGTTTTCGCTGCCGCCGTGGCGGTACAACCCGTACGGCCGCAGGCGGCGCAACTCCGGGTCCGCCATCTGCGCTTCACGCCCGGCGTTGTAGCTTTGCATCAGGTTGGTTTCGTAGATCACGCGGGTGCGCCAGCCCCGGGAGCCGTTATAGCTCCAGCCATGACCCTCCACGATCTTGTCAAAATCCTTGCGGAAGTCCTGAAGGGTGCCGCCGTTTTCGATCGCTTTCTGTGTCGAGCGCTGGAAGTCTTCCACGATGGCCATGCGGTTGGCACCGGCCACCATGAAAGAGTGGTCGTGTTCGCCAGCGTAGATGTCTGTCCAGACGCGGGTGGGTATGGCCGCTTTCTGGCGCAGGTAGTCAATCTGCTCACGGAACGGCAGGTTGCCATAGCGCACGGCCATTACTTCACCTCATCCAGCAGGTCTGAACGGCCGGCGAGTTCAGCGGCGGCCAGCGCATCGCCCATGAGTTCGGCCAGGGCGTTAATGGGCAGCTCGGCGGAGATTTCCACCAGCCGATCGCGCAGGTCTTCCAGGCTTTCGGCCTGTTCCACGGCCTGCCGGATCACTTCCACCTGGGCGTTTTCAGCATCGGTGGCGGCCGTTGCCAGCGTTTTCAGCTGGGCGCCCTGTTCTTCGCCGTCGCGTATGGGCTCGTCCTGTTTCAGGGCGGCCACCGGCTGGGTGGCCAATGCCTGGCGCAGTGCGCCCAGGCCCTCGGTTTGCGGCTTTACTTTGGGCTGCAGCACTTCGTCGTCATCACTGGCGCGGGGAATGCCGGTGCGCTCGTGCAGCCACCACACCGGGACGCGCGCGCCCATGTCGACAAACACCGGCAGCGCTTCAGAGAGGGTTTTGTAATCCTCGGTTTCACCGGTGTCCAGGTAGAAGCGCGGGGCCCGGTTTACCCGTTCAATGCCAAAGTTCAGGCAGGCCATCGGCCACAGGATGTCGCGGCGTATGGTGCCGGCGTACTGGCGGATGTCTGATTTGATCAGGCTGTTCTGGCCGCGCTCGTGGACGTTGCCCAGAGCGTTGGTGTTGGTGCCTTCGCCGGTACCGCTGGTGAGAGTGCCGCCCAGGATCGCTTTGGCCTTGGCGCGTTCACACCAGTTGATCATTGCCTCATAGACATCAGAACGGCCCTGTGCCGCTTCCAGGAAGTCGATCGCCATGCCATCCGGGATGATGCCGGCGGCGTTCTGCCCAAGGCTGACCACCGCCCGCAGCAGTGTGGCTTTTTCCTTGTCGGATGCGTTGCGCGGGTATTTACCCACGCGGGCGGGCATGCCGTAGATTTCCAGCAGCTGGGCCAGATCACCCAGGGCGTAGTTTTGAAACAAATACGGCCACACCAGCATGCGCGCGAGGCCGCTGCGGGCAATGTACCCGGGCTTGGCCTTGTGGCGGTGCTGCACCCAACCCAACGGCCACAGCGGGGCGCCGGTGGCGCTCATGTCGCGCAGGGTGATCTGGTTCTGGTCATCCGGGTGCAGCCGGAACCAGGAATGCGGGCACAGCTCCGGCTGACCGATGTGGCGCAGGCTGCCGTCGCGGTCCCACGGAAGCGTCAGGTTGGCAAAGCCGTGGCCGATCGCTGAGCCCATATCAAGAATCAGGTCTTCCACGGCCATGGAACTGAACACCTCGGCAGCATGGTCTGCCGCCTTGCGCTCTGCGCGGTTGGCACCATCGGGCGGGACAATCTGCCACTCCAATTCGGCGGCCAGCTGCCGGCGTTTTCCGAGATCCGCGCCGATCTGCGGGTCTTTCTCTTCCATATCCTCGAACAGCTCATGCTGGGCTTTGATATCGCCTTGCTCTGCCGCTTCCAGGATGTTGTAAAGCTTGGCCGGCGTGAGCCCCTTGGTGGGATGCTCGGCAAACTCCCGACGCAGCATGCCCACGCGGGCATCGTTGGTTTGTTCGTCTTCCAGGGCTTTTTCAATTTCGTCTTTGCCTGCACCGTCATCGCCAACAAGGCGGCCAATCAGGCGTTTCAAATTCGGTACGTTTACCATGCGCCACCTCCAATGCCGAAGCCGGGCCCGATCGCCTCGTCTTCGTCATCATCAAAACTACTGCCCGGCCGCGGGGCCGGGGTGAATTCAATCTCTACGCCGTCCATGTCGGAGGCACTGTCGGCCAATACACAGGCCATGGCGGCATCACCGTGGCGGGTGCCGTCTTTGTTGGTTTTGCCTTCCGGCAGGCGGGCCACACCGCGCACCAGGGTGAACGCGCGGTGGTCTTCCAGCACGTCATCGGATTTCGGGATGGTGATGGTGCCGTCCTCAAACCGCGCCTTGTATCGGGGCATGCGCTCCCGGTACCAACTTTCGGTGGCCATCACCTGGTCCACCAGTGAACCCCATTCGTCCAGGGCGGCTTCACCGATGTAGGAGCCATTGCCCCGGCTGTCGATGGCCACGCCGCACAGCCTGGGCAGGCCGTTGCCCACGGCAAACAGCACCTGTTCCTGCTGCTTGAATGGCACGTTGTGCATTTCAACCAGGAACGGAACCGTGCGGTGCAGGGTGGAGCCGATCTCCATGGGCGCAATCACAGACAAGTCACCACTGCGGGCAAAGTCCTGCCCCAGTGCGTGACGGCGCTTTGGGTCCAGGGTGCGCAGCAGCGGGGTCAGGTTGTCGCGTATCCAGTCGTCCATCTCGGCCCGGCGGGCGGGCTCTGGCAGGGCGTTGAATTCGCGGGTGCCGTTGAATCTCAAAATCGGCGCTTCGGCCATGCAGGCTTCAATCTGCACGCGGGTCAGGTAGCTGCCGCCGCCCAGGGCCGGAATGCAGAACAGCTCTTCATCTTCGTTGGGCTTGTAGCGGTTGATCAGCTGCTGGCGCCACTGGGCTTCGCCCTCGCGGGTCCACTGCTTGCCGGTTACCTGGCAGATGCGCTTGTACAGGCCATCGCCCAGGGCGTTGTCCAGGTCTACCCGGTGCAGGCTGTAGTCGTAGCGGCCCGCGCGGATGTCGTTGACCAGGGTGTTAAACGGGTTATCTTCGCCGTTGTGGGTGCTGATGATTCGGATCTGGCCGCCCCAGATGGTCATGGCCATGGCTGCTTTCAGCAGCTCTTCGATGTCGTCGACAAACGCGGCTTCATCAATCACCAGGCGTTCGCCCGGCCGGCCCTTGGAGCGCAGGTTACGCGGGTTGCTGGTAAAGGCCTGGATCTGGTGGCCGGAATCGAATTTGATGGTGTAGGTGAGGATCTGCTTGTCATCTGCTTCCAACACCGTTTCTTCGATCTGGGTGGCCGCTGCCTGGTAGGCCTTGGCCCACCCGGCGCAGTCCTGGATAAAGCCCTGGGTCATTTCCTTGTTGTAGGAGATGTAATAGACGTTGGCGCCGTCATCGCTGGCCGCGTAAAGCACATCGTCCGCCGCTTCGGCGTAGGACAAACCGATACGGCGGCTTTTCTCAATGACCTTTACTGCGGCGTTATCAGCCACCCACTTCTGCTGGTAACCCAGCAATATGGCACTGGCCTGTTGCGGCTGGCTGTGTTCCGCCACGGCTTGGGATAGGCGGCTACGGGTCATGCCATGCCTCCCAGAATGGCTTCACGCAGGGCGGCCACGCCTTCGCTGGACAGACCCTGAGCCCGGGCGGCGGTTTCGGCACTGGCGGCCGCTTCCTCGGCGGCGCGTTCGCGCTCCTGACGGCGGATTTCCGCTTCACGCTTGACGTTCTCGGAGCTGGCCTTTTCCAGCCGGGTGACAGACAGGGACAACTCTTTGACCATCTCAATCACCGCCGGCATGGATTCCTCGGTCAGCTCGCCTTCCTGGAGTTTCAGGGCGAGGTCAAAAGCCATGGAGCGCAGCATTTCGTTCACCAGGTTACCGAGCTGGCCCTGGGGTTGTGCGCCCAGTTTGGCTATCCACATCTCCGCTACTTCGCGGCTCTGGCGAAGCTTTTCGCCCACCTGGTTCATACGCACGGCGTAACGGTTCACGGCTGATTTGCTCAGGCGCTCTTCGTGGCCGTCGGCTTCCAGGATGTCGTTAATCTGTTCCGTGGCGTCCAGCTGAGTAACGCGTGGATCACGCAGCAGCTCCTGGAGCTTTTCGCGTACGTCGTCCGGCAGGCGCTCAACGGTGCCCGGTCTGACTCTGGCCATGGCTCAGCCCTCCAGGCGTGGGCGGGCCACACCGGGCACGCGGGCACGGCCCAGGGCCACATCTTCACCACGGGCAGTCAGGCGTACCACCTGGATGTCACCGGCCGGGGTGATGGTGACCAGCCCTTGTTCCTGCAGCCAGGCCAGTTCAGTGCGCAGGGCATCCCGCGACACGGTATGGCCAACGCTCTCAAGCACGCTGCGCAAAACGGCCTCGTTGTGGCTGTAGCCGGGGTCTTGTTCCAGGGCCTGGAGAATCACCAGGCGTTGATCCGCTGCGGTGTATTGGCGGTAATCCATTGTTAGCTCCGCTTCTCGTTTAACAGGTATTCGCTGATCATGCCCAGCTGCCGGTTGACCGCGACCAGCTGGCCGCTCATGTTTTCCATTTGTTCGGCTACCCGGCTCATGCGCTTGTGGGTGATTGCCAGGTCTTCATGGGTGGGCATTCGCTCAAGCTCTTTTTCAACCACGTCCATTCGGCGCTCCAACACACCCGCGCGGCGCTCCAGGCTTCCCAGTGCCTGCTCGTTGTCGTCCTGCTTTTCGTCTATGCGTTGCTTGAGGTCGTCACCCAGCCGCTCGATAGCCCGGGCGTTCACCTTGCTGCGCTGGGTGATGTGCGTGTAAGCGGCCAGCGCCAGCAGCGCGATAAGCTGGAGGACGTCCAAGCTGAATCTCATGTAGCCGACATCTGGCCATTCCATAGCGCGCCCTTATTCCGTTGGGTGGGTTGACTGGATGATGGATTCCAGCGTTTCTGCGTATTCGCGCCGGCCCCGGTCACGCTTGACGATGGCGCTGTAGGCTTCGTCACTCAGGCACTGCAACTGCTCACCGCTGATGGCGGACAGCTCCGGCCGGGGCGGCAGTGGCAGCGGCGTGGTGACGTATTCAACCGGCTGCGTTGTGCTGCAGCCGGAGAGGATCAGGGCCAAAAATAACCACCAATATTTCACCAGTCGCCCTCCAGATCGTCGCGTTTCTGGGTGTTCGGCTTGGTCCGCTGTTCGCGGTGACGCTTGCCGGTGCGGGCCATGGCCTGGGTGGCCTCGGTCTGGGCATCACTGGCGGCCTGGTTGTGGTCGGCCCGGCGGGTTTCGGCCTCGCGTTTGGCTTTCTCGGCATCACCCCGTTTTTTGAAGGCGAAGCCCAGGGAGCCGAGCACCAGCATGATGGCTGCGCCTATCCATTCAATTCCCATTTTTGGCCTCCAGGTCTTTCTGTTTCCATTCGCGCCCGATCCAGATAGCCAGGATCATGGCCACGGCGCTGCCGTAGGCGGTGGCGTCCATTGAACCCATGGTGCCCAGTGGGCCCAGGGTCATTTCGGCGATCAGGAATTTGATGGTGACGGCCAGCCAGCTCACTGCCACAAAGGGCAGCGTGCGGCTGGGTTTGCCTCGGGTGTCTGGCCAGGCAATCATTGGTTGCTCCTACTGAGGGTCGATTTTTCGAGCTTCTAACCACTGCGGTACATCAAATCCGGGGCAGTCTTTGCCCTGGTCGTAATCGCGGTGGCCACGGATTTTGGCGGCCGGGTACTGTGTGCGCAGATTCTTCAGCAGCCGCTCCAGCGTGCGTTCCTGCTCCGGCGTGAATTCGTCCGTGCCAATCAGGCAAATGCCAAGGCTGCTATCGTTGTGGCCAGAGACATGCGCGCCCTGCCAATAGTGAGGCCGGCCCGGCACCGCTTTGCCGTCCAGATCGATTACGTAGTGGTAGCCGATACCTGACCAGCCTCGCTCCAGGTGCCAACGGTGGATGTCTTCGGCGGTGAAGTGCTTGCCGTTTGGTGTTGCTGCGCAGTGGAGAACGATCAGTTTTATCTGGGTCACTCGGTTAGCTCCTTTTCAGCGTTGATTGTGCGCTGCCCCAGGTCCATCAACCGGCGTACTTCGGCCCAGTCTCCCGCCTCCTGGGCAACGGCAATCTGGGCGCTGAGTACTTCGGCGAGGTCGCACAGCAGGCAGGCCAGGCTGAGTGATTGGGCGGAGGGTTGTTCGGCGTTAGAGAATGGCCGGGGCTCGGGTGTTTCTAACGGTTTTTTGCAATGGGCTTTACTTTCGTCTGTGACCAACGCCAGTTGCGCGCTGCCCCAGGCGGTGAGCTGGTAACCAGTAAGACGCGGGTTGTCGCGCAGTGGCGCCAGTTCGATGTAACCGGTGGTCAGGAGCCCTGCCAGTTGGTTGGACACCGTGGCCCTGGCCTGATCGCTGGCAGCATTCATGGCCACGCAGATCAGATCTCCCGGAACAGCCGTACGGCGCTGGCGCTGAAGATCTAATACGGTATCCAGCAGGCGACGATGGGCCGCCACTCGGGGTAGTACCGGTGATGCTTCGGTGGTGCGGGTTTCAGTCATGGTCGCCTCGCCTGAGTGCATGTGAGCGATTTGTAGCAATACGCTTTAGGATTTCAGGCTATCGGCGATGGCAATAAAGGAGGGAGTAAAGCTTTTTGGGAAATTTCAGGGGTTAAAGGGGAAGTCAGAGGGGAAAGGTGGTGCAGGCAACACGCCCGGGAGGGTTGGCGGTGCCTGCAGCCAGGGCCGGAGATTACCGGGGGTGGTCGTCGCCGAACAGCCCCGGCTGCAGGCGGGCGCGCATCAGCTTGCGCTGCCGTGCGAGGATTGAATAAATCTGCACTTCGGTCAAGTGGTAGGCCTGCGCCAGCTCGGAGACGTTGGCGCCGTTGTGGCGTTCCCAGATCTCCCGATCACGCAGGGCGGTTTCCAGCTGGTCACCCTTGGGGATGTAGTGGCTGCGGCCGCCGGCGAATGTCGACAACGCGCGCACGGCCCGGAAGGCCCGGCGGCGGGCGTCTTCATGGCTGGCGCCATCACGGCGGAACGCGGATTCCAGGATGCTGAGCATGTCGGTCAGGCCCTGGGGCCACTTGGCTAGGATCTCCGGATCGTCCATGTGGTCCAGCATTGAGTCGTCCAGCTTGTCGTTAAACAGGGCCAGGTTCTGATCAAGATCCGAGTTAGTCACGATACTCTCTCCCGTGTCGGTTGGCGTCTACTACCAGTGCCTGCATCAGGCGAAACAGCTGGCTGTCATCCAGCCAGTCCACCCGCTCTACTTTGAACATGCGCTTGGCCAGGCCGTCTGCGTATGCCCAGGGGCGGCCGGCTTCGGCCAGCAGCGCTTCCACTTTGTTCATCACCGCCCGACGGCTGGGCGGCGTGTGGGGCTTCTTGCGGCCGGCCTTTCGGGCCTTGGGCTTAAAGCCCCGGGCTTTCATGTGCTGCAGGATCTTCTGCAGCTCCGGGCCGGTGCAGTCTGAGCAAGAGCGCTTACCGCCGGTGGCGGTGGAGATCGCCAGGCGGTAGGTGTCTTCGTCCAGACCCAGATCTTTACGGGCAATGTGGATCTGGGCGAGGAATCGTTTGCGGAGGTCGTTGCTCATGCCTCGGCGGCCTCTTGTATTTCCAGATCCGGAAAGTTTTTCTTCAAATGGGCCACGGCTGAGCCTTCGGTGCCGAAGTCCGGCGTGAAAGCGACCACTTGAGGCGCAACCATCTGATCGGCCTTTTTCTTCCCGAATGCTCTCTTGAGCTGGTTATAGGCTTTTCTCTTGTACGCCGCGCGCTTCACCGGTCGCCAGAATCGCGCTTCCGGGCTCATTGGCTGGCCGCCTTCAACCGCGAACCACTCGCCACGGATGTGGCCGTCCACATAAACCACAACGAAGATCCGCTTGCCGTTATGCATTTTTCTGAGGGTGACCCTGTAGCCATCGGCCAACAGCGTTACCTGGCCGCCCAGGTGCTCCAGGCGGCTTTTGATTTCGTCCCATTTATTCATGGCAATCCTCCACTGGAATCATGCTGGCCTTGAAGCCCTTGGCTGCGGCGATCATTACCGAGTCCACCTTGGCGGCGCGCATTTCGCCGCGCTGCACATCTGTCTCGTCAAATCCGTACACTTTCACAATCTCGGCTCCTCGATTTTCTCGTTTTCTTCATTTCGTGACCGGTCACGCTCAATCCGGGCCGCGTCATCCAGCACCAGCCGCACCAGGTACTCGGTTTGATCCTCAAAGCCCCGGGCGAGATCCATCTCCATGCGCCTCATCCCGAGGCGTTGCTTTCGTTCACGCTGGGCGCGCTTGCGCTCGGCATTGGTCTTGGCCATGTCTTCCTCTCTGGCTGCTCATCAGTGCCGGGCAACCACGCCCGACAGACGCCCCGGAGGGCGTTTCGCTTAGTCAGTTTTCGAATCGTCGTAATAGGCCGTTCTCTCGGAAGTGACATCCATGTGATCGCGAATTACCTTCTGGATCATTTCGCAGCCAACAAGGGCAAGCCCTTGCACGATGGTTGGATTGGAGCGGTCTACCTTCTCCTCGCCAAATTTGACGCTCAGCTGCAACCCCTCCCGGTTCGGGGTGATCGTGATGGTTGCCGCCTGGCCGGCGTCTTCCAGCCACTGCTCGGGGTTATGCTCAGTCATGGTTCAGAGCCTCCTTCAGCGCCTTGGAGGGCCGCAGTTTGGCGCTCACGCTGCCGGGAATGATCAGTGATTCGCCGGTTTGCGGGTTGCGGCCGGTGCGGCCGGCGCGCTCCACCGGTACCAGCTTGCCAACACCTGGCAGCGGCACTTCGCCGCCTTCGGCCAGGCGGTCCTGGATGATGGCGCCCAGGGAATCCACCACGGCCTCCATGTCGGCTTTGCTGATCTGCTGGCTTTCGCGGCGGCTGTGATGGCCGGCAATCAGGGCGTCAATCAGGCTGCTTTTGGTCATGGTTTTCTCTTCGCTTGTCATGGCTTAACACCTCTTTGGGTTGGGTTTACGGGTTGGTTAAAGGGCTGCGATGTTCAGCGGGAGGCTGCGATACTTCCCGTTTTCATCTCGCCGATAGATGCGGACGTAGACAGCCTTGCCGTTGTTGGTCAGGCTGTCGCGGACGGCTTCCATGGCAACCTTCCAGTCCTCGTCTTCGATTTCGTAATTCAGCATTTGAACCAGCTTGCTAACGCTGATTTCGCCATTGTTGTTGGTCTGGAAGGCCTGCATGGCGAGGGTTGCAAGGTGCTGGTTAGATCCAGCGCTCCAGCTCTGAACGCACTCCAGAACCTTCGCCTTGGCCACCTCTAACTGCTCTGTGTAGGTGATCCGGTTGGCGTAAACGCGCTGAATCATCAGCTCGCCATCAAAGGATGTGAGCGATACGTTTCCTTTCTTGCCGCCCAGGGACATCTGCCACTTCTGGCTTGAGATGTTGATCAGGTCCGCGATATCAGACAGGGCTTTCTGCTTGAAGGCTTTTAGATCCTCGTTCAGCTTTTCGCCCTGGGTGACCAGCTCTGTCACCACCTGGTCACGGAGTTTGTCCTGTTCGCGCACCTGGCCTTCTGGTACCAGGTGGCCGGCAGCGTTTACTAAATACCCTTCGGGGATCTCTGGCTTCTTTTCAGTTTCAGTGCTCACGGTTCAACCTCGTGTTGGGTGTGGTGTGTTCGGGGTGCGCTTGAAGCCGCAGGCAAAGCCACGCTTTTTCGGGAAGCGGTGGTGGCGCATGGGCTCGAAGGGGCGCACGTTGTTACGCGGGAAGTCGTCCAGCTCTTTCTCCAGCTGGCTTTCCACGTCCTGGCGGAACTCGGCCCGCTGCTCGTCCTGAATGATCCGCAGCCGCGCCCGGGTTTGGGTGGGCAGCAGCGGGAACGGCCGGGTAATCAGTTCCTGGTACCGGGCCGGATCGGCCAGGTATTGGTCCAGGGTGATGCCATGCTTGTAGAGCATGGCGCTGGCGTACTGGTCGGCGTAGTGCTCCAGGTAGGCAGTGGTGTACATGGTCATTGCTCACCTCTATTCGGGTTGTTCGTGCAGTTCTGGCACACGCGCCATACGCGCATGGCCATGGGGTTGTGCGTGGGTGCGGGCCGGTCGCGATATTCCCGGCACTGTTCGGTGCTGATGTTGGCGTTGTGGGCCGGGCACGGGATGCCGTCGAGGGCGTCCAGGATGCGTTTTTCCATCCGGGCGGTGCTGGGGCTGGAATACCGGTTGGCCAGCAACAGGGAGACGGCGGTACGGCTGATGCCGATGCGCTCACCTGCCTTGGTGCGGCTTGAGGATTCCACCTCTTTGGCCAGCAGCCGGACCCAGTGCGGGGGTTGGTCGCCCCAGTTGGAGATATCGACTTTGCGGCTCACTCGTCGCCTCCCTCTGTCTGTGGGTTGCGCTGGTAGACCACTTCTCCGGTGTTGGGGTCGTACAGCTGCTTGAGGCGCTGAACCATCGGGGCGCGGGGGCCGGTCCAGCGGCCCGGGGCCAGGCGGTACCGGGCGGGTTTGCCGGGGCCACCTCGGCGGGTGACGGTGAGGTACCCGGCACCAGTCAGCATCAGGCAGTAGTCTTGAGCGGTTGATTCGGCCACATGGTGGTCAGGCGTGGACGCTGCCTGCGCCAGCTGGCGGCAGGTGAAGTCACCAATGATTTTGACGGTGCGCCACATCTGTTCGCGGCCACGGCCCTGGGTAACTTCGGTGCCATCCGCGCGGACTCGCGGCGCGTCCACGCCGATATCCCGCGCCAGTTCGTAATACACCACTGTGCGCGGCTCGCCTTCGACCCGGCGCAGGTACCCGGCGGCCTCCAGGCCTTTGAAGTAATCGCGCACGCGGCCTTTCGGGGCAAGGTGAGTGGCCCGTGCCCACACCTCTGGCACTGTGATTGGCTCCCCGGCCTTGTGCAGCCAGCGGATCACTTCCCACATGGACTGGCGGTCCCCTTTCGGGCCCTGGGCTTCCAGGTGTACGGGCTTGCGGGTAATGCTCTTCGGCATCCTTACGCCCTCCGCGCCGGTGGCTGGCCGGTGTGGATGGCGCGTTCACCCCAGGTTTCGAGGTCTACCCGTTCCCAGTTGTTGGCGACGGCTTCACTGTGGATGCGGTAGAGGTTGACGGCGATGCGGCGCAGGCAGCCCTTCACGCGGGCGCGCACCTCTTCCAGCAGGTCTGCGCCCATTTCGATATCGGGGTAGCTGGACTGGGCCAGTTCCTGGACGTCGGTCAGGCTGGCAGCCTGGGCGGGCACCCACTCAAGCACCCGGTTGTGCAGGCGCTCCAGGCGGGACATGGAGGCCGGCACGCGCTCTTCGCCGATCAGAATCAGGGTGCCCTGGCTGGCGTTGTAGATGTCGGTCAGCACGTTGGCGGCGGCTTTGTCGATCACGTACTGGACGTCATCAATGATGATGGGGCGGCCGCTGCGGCTGAGCTGTTCGGCCACCTGGTCTACCATTTCGCTGAGGGTCTTCATGGGGATGATGCCCATTTCACGCAGGATGGCGATCAGGAAGGCTTTTTTGGTCCAGCTTTCGCGGCACTCTACGTAGTAGGCACGGTGCAGGTTGGCGGCGTAGGCCGCTGCCAGGCTCTTGCCATAACCACTGGGGCCGTACATCACGACCAGCCCCGGGAGTTCCGGCGGGCGGTTGGCGGCGCTTTCCACAGCCTGGGCGAGCAGGCCTACGTTAGTCAGTGGTACAATGGTGTTGACGCTCATATAACTTCCTTTTGCTGTTGCTTTGGGTGTCATGGCCATGCGCTTACATGGCCCTGCGGGCGCTGACGGTTTTGCCGTTGGCGCTCGCTTCCATCACGCGTTTGATAGCGCGATATCCGGGCGTTGATGGGTAGGTTTCCCACCACTTCTGTTCTTTCTCGCTCAGCTTTTCACCGGCGGTTACTCGCTGATCCAACTTTTGCCACAGCCGGTACCGGGCGGTGACGTCTTCTGGAATCACAAACTCGTCTTTCTTGGCTGCGGCCAGCTGCTTGGCCTTGGCCCGGCCGGCTTCAACCAGGCGTTGGGTGTCGTCGTCATTGGCGACCGGCTCAATAGTGCGGATCTCGACATCACGGCCGGTGATGGTTTTGGCCTTGGTGGTCAGGCGCTTGAGCTGGCCGCGTTCGCGTTTGTCTGCCGCGCGCTGCAGCTGGGCCACTGGCATGGCCGGGGTGGCGTTGCCGTCCAGTTCGGCGGTACCGATCACTTCACCTTCCAGGGTGAACACGCCAACGCTGGCGCTGTCGCGGTAATCCCAGGCAACCTTCACTTCCTCGCCGTGGAAATCGCGCAGAGCGTCCAGGAAATAAATTCCACCGTTAATGCGGACCTCGCCCCGGTGGGTTTTGCGGATCTCCTGCGGCCGGGTGAGCGAGGCCACCAGGTCGGGATCGGCGGTGATGGCTTCAAACCCTTCCACCTCGGCATCGGCCCAGGCTTCCATCGGGGTCTGGCGGCGCATGCGGCCGTGTTCCATATCGCGGATCTTGCGCAGGCCGTTGTGGGGCGTGTTGTTGTAGCGCTCGATTGCTGCACTCAGGCTGTCGTAAAACTCTTGAAAGGTCGGAATGTGGGCAGGCTTGAAGCCCTCTTTAATGGCTTTTCGGGACAGCTTGTGGGCGCGTGTGGCGGCCTGTTTGTCCATGTCGACGCCGATGTAGCTGTTGAAATCTTTGGCCAGGGTGACGAAGGTTTTGTGCACCCGTTCAACCACACCCCGTGCCTGTGAGTTGTAAGGCAGGGAGTGGGTAATGGTGCCGCCCAGGCGGTCCACCACTTCATAGATTGAGTCGTTCTTGAAACCGCTGCCGTTGTCGACATAGAACATGCTGAACATGCCGGCATTGGTGATGCCGTGGCGCAGGGCGTCCAGCGTGGCCACGGTGGATTCCGCAAGGTTCAGGGCAAAGCCGGTGATGCGGCGGCTGTACCAGTCCAGGACCACGGTGATTTCGGGGCGGAACGGCTGGCCAGTCAGCGGGTTGATCACCTCGGCATCGAACGTATGGCCATCGGAGACCCACACATCGTTCGGCCACAGGTGGTCTGTTGAGCGGCGCTTGAACGGCTGCAGGGATTTCAGATCTTGCGAGCCCATGCGGCCGCGTTCGCGGGCCTCGGGGCTCAACTTTTGCAGCCACCGGCGCACCTGGTGAATCGATGGGTGCGGCGCGGGGGTCCGTTCCACCATCTGCTGGTAGGCAGCGGTAATGCTGGGCTTCTGCGGGCGCTGGTAAAACTTCAGGAACGTGGGGCCCCATTCGGGGATGCTCAAGTCTTGCTTGCGCCGGCGCGGGGCCAGTGCCCGTTCACCGTGCTTTTTGAAGTCTGCCAGCCAGCGTTTCAGGGTGCGCTCAGACAGGGTGCGGGTAGCGGTTTTACGATCGTTGGCGCGCACCACGCGGGCAGACAGGTAAGACGTTAGATTTCCCAGCTGGGCGTTGGTGACTAACGTCAGGATGGCTTTTTTCTGGGTGGTGACCCGGCTCAGCCGTTCGATCTCCCGCACAAAGGCCACGCGGGCAGTCATCACCGCCATCTGGTCTTCATTGAGGTCGTCATACCGGGCCAGTTCGCGCTCGGGCTGGTCCTGCACGGGCTCCAGTACGTCGTCACCAGTGCCGGCGTTGGTCAGGGACTGGGCCAGTATGGCGTCCTGGGCTACCTGGGGGAGGCTGGCGAAGGCGTATTCCATGGCTTTGCTGCCCTGGCGCCTGCGGTATTCCGCAGCCATTCTTTCCAGCGCTTTTCTTCGGCCTCTCTCGCCGCCGGGCATTCCTGGAAGCCCCCCAAGCTCGGCCACTGTATACCACTCCTGAACAGGCAGAACGTCACGGCAGGTCATTCGTCATCCCCCATCTGCCGCTTCAGCTCCCGCATTTCCTGCTGGAGCTTGTCTTTCATCTGCTGCATCTTCCCGTACTGTGCCGCCAGGGCTTCACGGCCGTACGCAACCCGGCCGCCACGCATGTGCACCATCCAGTCGGTAAAGGCGTGTGAATGGCAGACTTCCTCCAGCAGCGGTACCCGGTAAAGCGGGATGTTGTGTTCAGAGCGGGCGGGGCTGGACCAGGCATCCAGCATGTGTTTTGAGACGTCGTCGCCAGACAGCCTGCTCATTTGTGCGGCAATCTCATAGCGGTCTTCGGGGCAGCTCTTCAGTACGCTGCCAACCAGCTCACTCACCTGGCAGGCGTAGTTGCCGCTACCCGGCGTTGGGTGAACCGGCTCCGGAACCTCAAAGATGTCAATCGTGGCGTGGTCTTTGACGCGTCTCATGGTTATGCACTCCGGGCCATTTGACAGTGCGCGATAGCGTTAGATTTTGTATGCTGATTACCAAGATTGTGCTTGCGCTCTCCCATATTCGGACGCTCGCGCAACGGGTCGCCGTTCGGATGCCAGCGGTCGGGCCAGATATCCCGTGGAGCCATATCAAGCTTCCGGGCAATGGCGCGCTCAACACGCGGGTACCGGACGCGCTTAGCGTTAAGAACAGACTGTCGTGGCAGGCCCAGCTCCTGGGCCACAAGGGCAAGGGAAGATCCTCGGGCGCGCAAAAGGTATTTGATCAACTCCCAGCGCTGCTCTGGATCATTTGGAATTTTGATTTTCATGCGTCACCTCGGTGGCGTTTTTTTGGGTTGTCTATCGGTGTCTTGGAACTAAACATAACCCAACTTTGGGTTACTGACAACCCAAAAACGGAAGTTCCGATTCCCAAAATAGGGACTAGCTGGCCCAAAAATGAACTTTAACTTTAAAAACAGGTGCTTATATGGAATCGGAACTTAGCAAATTTGAGAGGTTCACAGTTCCGAATACCAAAGATGGAATAGGAACTCGTATTGAGGAGGTTGCCAAGGAGTTTGACGGCAGAAAGGCAGCTGCAAATGTGGCAGGCGTTTCACCCTCAACATTGGCTCGATGGATCTCTGAGGAGTCCAGCCCAATCTTTCAGCAACTAGGCCGCCTGGTTTTTAGAGCAGGGTATTCATTAGACTGGGTCTATAGTGGCATTGGACCTAAACGGTTGGACGGCTCAGGCCTGTCAGCTTCGAGCGCATCCAGTGTGGCCGCTTGCCATGAGGCTTCACAGGACGCTTATGTGCAGCCGCTGGATGCAGACGCTCTGGAACTGGCTATTACTGTGTTGGAGCGAGTGCTGGAGTCTCAGAACTACAAGATGCACCCTGAGGATAAGGCGGGCATGGCGATGTCGAACTATGAGCTTCTTCGGACCTCAAGCGACAGAGCGGCCACAGCTAACCAGATTCGGCTGATCCTGGAGCGGGCCATGTCTCGCCACGGTCAGTAAGGTGTCTTTTCCGTTAAATTGACCAGGCCACTAGCGGGGAGGAATGCTAGGCCTCATCAGAGCCTAGCTCTATTCGTGAAGTTGAGTAGTGTTTAAAGTTTCAGGCGGTGCCAATCATCACGCAAAATCGGCAATGTTTAATGGTAAATCAGTGTTGCGGTGATTTGCGGTACATTTGGCACAGTCTCCCGCCCCGGTACTTCTAAATCGTTGATGTGCTTGGTTTCTTCCCACTGATTCCCGTTCATTCCCGTTTTATCCCGCTGGTGCCAAACCTAAAGCTAATTCACAGGTGTGTCCACGCATTTCGAGTAGAAAGAAATCGAGGAAAGGTTCCGACCTTTGCACCAGGTTCAGAAAAACTGCATGTGGAAACCCACCCTAGCGACTTCAAGGCGCCACACCAACGGCTAAAAACGGGCCTTATAACTC